AATCCGAAAGCTTTAGCTCTGATAATAGCTTCATAACCGCTTAATACTTCTCTCTCTGATGTTATCTCAATAGGTGTCAATAAATCTCTATACTCTCTCTCAATTTCTCTCTTGTGTCTCAATAATACTCTGGCATACTTTCTGTCAATTCTTAATTCGGTAAATTTTATAATCATTTTTACCTCCCTTTGTTAAAATTGACTTTATACTCTCAATAAACGATACCCTAAGTATACCATGTAATAAAAAAATGTCAATACTTCATAACTACCTATTGAATATCTTAATTATACATCTATAATTAAAAAAATAAAAAGCTAGATAATGCTTAACTTATTAAAAGTATTAAAAAAGCTATACCAATTCTATCTATAATAAATCTTAACATAATGCTATAATTAAAAAATACCTATAATATCTCTTAACTACACAATAAAAAAATGCTAGTACATACCTTAACTATACCTTTATTTACTACCGTATAATGTATAAGTAGGTATAATTTACGGTAAATATGTATAAAGTATTGATACATAAGGAGTTATAAATAAATATGTATAAATAATAAATAAATAAATGTATGTAAATAGTTGATACTAAAGGACTTACAACAATATTTAAGGGAGTTTACCGTCATTTTAAATTTTAATCAGTATTATAAATAAGTCATACCTGTTGATACATAAAGACTTATGACTATATACCTATAGGGTTGCTTTTAGCAAATAGCCCTTATTCCGTTAAAATAACCACTACTATACCCAAATTCCACGACAAATACGCCCAAATAACGACCATTTTTAACGAAAAATAACGTCATAATAGCTATTTTCCTAAAAAATAGCCACATATACCGATAAACAACGCTATTCCCCCACGCCTTCCTTTTCGGGGGCTATCGCCCCCTCATCGGCTCATATCGCCTCCTCGACACAATTACGCTCCATATTCGCTTTATACGCTCCTAAAAATAATACCCTAGTCCTACCTATAAAAGACCTAAATAATGCTCCTAGAGCTACGCTCGCCCCCTAGCGGTACGTTTAAATAGCTCTTTACGCATATTGTGTAATTATTATCTGTACTATATAGTAGTACAACTGTACTATAAAAAAGTATATACTTGTATATACATATAAATTTACGTAAAAGTACGTAAATTTCGTTATAACGAAATAATTAGACTTATTTAGAACAAACACTAAATTTAGTCATTGGACTAAATAGTACTAAAAGTTACCTAACAATGGGTCGTATTTAGTATTTTGTATGGTAACTTAAATGGGGTAATATCGGGTAAACAGTACCCTATTTAGAAATGTTCACTATATATGAGACATTAATGTTCACTGGACTATTATAGTTCACTAATAGGTGAACATTACGTAGTAACTGAACATTGTGATATAAATGTAAGTTTTGAAAACGACCCGATAGGGTCGGAATTAGCAAAGGAACGGAACGAAGGAACGAAGTGACGGAGAAAAAAGTAAAAAAGGGTTGACACCAAGCTATTTATATGATATAATATAGGTAAATAGGAGATAATATGAATAGAAGAGAAATAGGAATGATTGTTCAAGGAGCAGGTATTATAGCTGTTATTGTTACTGCAATTTTTGTTTCTAAAATGAATCCTTTACTAGCTCTTTTAGCAGGAGCAGGATTAGTTACTTTTATAGTTGGTCATTTTATAAAAGGTTAGTGTTTAGTTAATTCATTCATAAAAAATAACATTATTATAGGCTGAGGGAGATTAAATTCTCCCTCTAGCTTAATATCTAGAGGAGAGAGAGATGAAAACACATAAGAGAGGTTACTGGAAATTTAAAAAAGATGTTGAACCACAAGGGAGTAGTGACGGATTTTGGTATGACCTCACGAATGGTGGTTATATTAATCCTGCTGATTTGCTTGCAGATAAAAAACAATTAAAAGAAGTGCTTGAAGCAATAGCATTATTAAAATCTTTTAAAAAAGGCATTGAAGAAGCCAATCTTCTAAATGAATTTTAACCTCCGTCAAGTGACGGAGAAGGAGGGATGGGAGAATGAGTGAATATTTTGATACGTTATCCTATACTAAAAGGGAACTCCAAAAACGTGAACGTATGTTTACAGAAATGATAAAAGTGCGAGAATTGGATATTAAGATTTACAAAGATGAATTAAGACGTATAAGACTCGCAATATCTAAGCGTAGAAGATAAGGAAGTAATGATAATAAAAATTTTAGTATTTATAATAATAATTTTAACAATTATAGAGATACTAAGCCTCTTAGCTACTAGATATTATAATAAAAAATTAAAAGATATGAATGAAGGAAATTTGGAGGGATAATGCCGAAATGGAATAAAATAAAATATACATGGAAATACGAAAGACCTAAATATTTTTGGTCTCATTGGTTTCATGATGTTTATCATTCCCATATGCCTTGGTGGGCTGATAAAAAAGAGCCAAGAAAATATTTATGTAGAACTTGTAAAGTATGGTGGCAAGATTTTACTGGAAAAGTATTACAGGAGAAATAATATGACACTAGTTAATAAAGATGTAATTAAATTATATAATAAAATAATGGAAGCTAGAAAAAAAATAAAAATATGTAAAAATCCTAATAATTTTAAAATAAAAATATTTATAGATAAAGAATTCTTGGGAGAATATACAGGAGAAGAATTGAAAAGTAAAGGAATTTTATGTTAAAATGTAATGCAGAATTCGATAATTTAATAGCAAGTGATTTATCTCCTATTGACTTTTTAAATAAGAAAGTATTTGGAGATAATGTAATATTTAGAAATTGGGATGAAAAAACTAAAGAAGCTATTTTCGATGTTTTTATATTTTGTCCTGACCCGATTAAGATTATGGAAATAAGATTAAAGAACGTAAGGCAGATATGAAATTAAGACAAAGAGAATATTGTCATAATTGCAGACAGCATGTAATTTATGAATTCGAAGATATTACTCAAAGACAAGTAATTATATGTCCTAATTGCGGACATCAACATTATAGAGAATTAGACGAAGGTACTATAATTAATATTAGAGTTTTAGGACGTAATCAGCAAGAGGGAAGAATATATAAAATGCCAGATTTTAATATTGCAAGGTTTAATCCAGATATAGTTGCTCCTCTTCCTATAGTTGAAAAAACATATAAAATTATAGGACATACTGCTGATGGGAGACCAATCATAGAAAAAACCGATGAGAAATTAGGAAACCTAACAACAGAGAATTCTAAAATAATGACAGAGAGGAGATGGGGAAGAGACCCAAGACAAATATGAAAAAGGATAAATCATTAATTCCTAAAGGTTTTTATTGTTATACTCGTCTTAAAAATGGAAAACTAAAACCATATCCTCATTGGGTATGTAATACTTGCGGATTAAAAGCCTCTGGTGGAAGGTCTTTTAAAGTTTCTTGTTATCATAAAGCTAAATGTGAGGTTTGTGGAAAAATTAAGGCGGTGACAGAAGTTAGAGATTTTTATTATCCTAATTTTGAAGGACATGAAAAATGACATTCGATAAAATTTTAAAAGATTACTGCGATACCTTAAAAAAATTCACAATTGCTTTCACTATTTTAACAAGAATTCACGAATTTTATCCTCATGTATTTCAGGAATGTAGCAATCAAGAAGAAGTGGATGAATTACTTGAAAAGAAGGACGATAAATGAAATATTGGTGGACTGCCGATACCCATTTTGGGCACAGTAACATTTTAAAATATGCAGGTCGTACTGAATTTATGACTAAAGAAGATAAAGAATTATATGAACTCTATAAAGATAAGCCCCAAGAAGAACAACGAAAATTTATTATTAGTCAAGAATCGTTAGATAAGATGAATAAAGAATTGGTTAGACGTTGGAATGAAAGAGTTAAACCAGAGGATACTGTATTTTTTGTGGGTGATTTTTGTTTTCGAAATAGTCCAGGAGGAAAAAAAGGAGAAGGAGTTCAGACTAGAGCTAAAGAATATGAGTCTAAATTAAATGGAAAAATTATTTTTTGTAAAGGTAATCATGATGGAAATAATGGAGTTAAAACGATTATCGAAAGATTAGTTATAAGACATGGAGGTAAACGAATAAACATAGTACATAATCCTGCTCATGTCGACCCTAACTATAAGATAAATTTTGTGGGTCATATTCATCAACTTTGGCAAATTAAAAGAATCAAAACTCATTTTGGTTTTACTGATGCTATCAACGTGGGTACTGATGTGTGGAATTATTATCCTGTTAATTTTGAAGAAATTATGAAACGTTATTATAAATGGAAAAGGAAACAAGAACATGGCAAGTAAAATAAATGTCAGAAGAAATCTTAATAAATTTTATCGTAATCTTAAATTAGATAAAGAGACTAAACAAGTTATTAGTTTCTTTCGCAAAATAAAAGAGAAAATGTTAAAAGAGGATGATAAAAAATGAATATCCAACCTTTGCCCAAACAATTACCATATTGTTCCTATGCTAAACGATGGATAATATCAGAAACTCCTAAGAAATGTTGTAATTATTATAATTGCGAAAATTGTGAATATTATCAAAATCGAACTTTAAATAGATATATAAAACGTAAATTATTGCAATTACAGCACGAAAATACCACTAAAAGTTGATAAATCGTCAAAAATAACTAACTTTTTTAAAAAATATGGGCTTTAGCCCTTGACACCGAGCGTTTTATATGATATAATATATATAGAGGTAGAATTATGTCTATATATTATTTATATAGATATAGCTAATAGGACTCATATATACATAACCGCCTTTGGGCGGTTTTTTATTTTATGTAAGGACTTATGACAAAATCAAAAAGATATAAATTTAGTGGAATAGGGCTAACAACTAAAGAACGAAGAAGAGCTAAAAAACTATTTAATGATTATAAAAAGTTACATAATTATGAAAAGTTAAATGATTTAGAACTTCTTGAATCTTTAATATTTACAGAGATTTTAATTGAACGTACTAAAGATGCTATAGAAAATTTAGGACAAACTGATAATAAAAAAGTTGCAGATATTATTCCTAAAAAGCATCTTGAACAATTAGAAACTTTAGAAAATAGAGCTTTAACACTTAGAGATAAATTAGGGTTATTCGAAGAAAAACAAAAAAACGACCCTTTAGAATATATAAAAACTTTAGAGAAGAAATTTAAGATTTGGCGTGATGCTAACCAACTTTCTAGACAGGTTACTTGCCCATTCTGTTCTAAGTTATTCTTTCTGAATATAAGAACGGATAAATACAAACCTTCCAAAACCGCTTATTTTCATGATAAAATATTAGTTAATGTTCCTTTATGGAAGCTTTACAAAGAGAAAAAAATAACTAAGAAGGACGTAGCTAATGTTTTAGGAGTCTCTCCTGATTATGTTGATTGGATGGAAAAATACATAAAAGAACATCCAGATATAAATCCTTCCACAAAAAACTAATAAATGCTTTTACAAAAAATTAAAGAAGAAGAACTCGAATTTTTAGAAGGATGGTATAATTCCTTTTGCATGACAGAATGTCTGTTTTCGGACTTTGATAATCTAGGAGAATTTGATAAAACTAAATTAGGACATGTTCGTTTATATCAAAGAGGTATGGTTTCTCAAGAAGCTCTTATAGATTTTGATACAACTGCAAAACATCATAAATTAGATGAGAAAGAAACTTTTCAACTTAGAAAGAATGTAGCAGATTTATATAATCTTGGAGCTAGAGGATATGGAAAATCAGTTACTACACTACGTTTAGATATACCTATTTCATCTATCCATGATAAAAAATTAAAATCTTGTTTTTATTCTATTGACGAATCTAGAGTTCGAGGAATAGTAGACGATGTTAAAAAAGCGTTTGATTATCATCCTATCTTTAAAATATATAATTATAACTGTCTTTTAAGACCTAAAATAGTTTTCGCTAATTTATCTAATGGTTGGGAAATGAAAGGAGTTCTTATGAATCTTAATCATAAGAATCCTGGACATGGTTTTTATCAGATGCACGTTAATAAGTTTTGGGGTGATGAAGTTTCGATGGAAATAGATAAAGTAGCTAATAAGAAAAAAGAAACTGAACATGATTTAGGAGCTATTTATAGATTAGCAGGAATGACAGATTTTCCTAAATATTCTCCTACTGGTAAAATATTTCATAATAAATCAAATAAAAAACATATAGTTAATTTACCAAGATATGTAAGTCCTTATTGGAACGAAAAGGACAAAGAAGAAAGAAAAGAGCAATACGGAGGTATTGAAGCCCTTAATTATAAAATATATGTAGATGGCGAACCAATGCCAGATGCTCATGCAGAATTTCAAAATGACAGAATTGAAGAATGTTATTTAAAAACTAAAAAAATAAAACGATTCGAATTAAAGAAAAAACAATATAAAGATTTTAAGAAATTAATTATAGTTGAACGTCCAAAAAATGCAAATAGAATTTTTATAGCAAGTGATATTGGCGATGGTGCTGGTGGTTCTGATATAAATATTTTTTCAGAAGTTGGAGAAAGTTATTATTGGCTTTATAATATAATTTTATATAGTATGACTGAAGATGAACAATTTCATATTTTAAAATATATTGTTGAAGAATTAAAAGCTAATGTATTAGGATTTGATTGTGGAGAAGCATGTGGGAGAGGGTTATTTGACAGATTTGAAAAATTAGGTTTTGGAGAAAATTTAGTTTGGTATAGAGGAAATAATAAGGTAATTTCAGGTTTTCAGAAAGATGAACAGGGTAAAATAAAAATAGATAGAAAAGGTATTCCTATTCCAAAAGAAGAATTTATGAGGGAATGGGGAGTTAAACGATTAAAAAACTTATTATATAATACTAGATTATATCTTCCAAAAGATTATAAATTAGATACTCAATTAACTTCGGTAGTTTCGATTAAATCAGGTACTAGAGTGCTTTATGAGTGTATTTCGGAGACAGGAGACCATCTATTCGATAGTTTTTTAGTATTTGCTAATTCTCAATGGCTAAAGAAAGATTTTAATGCTACTCCTGAAATAGGAGAAACTGGAGGTTTAGGGGTTAATTCTGGAAAAACTAATAAATCAGATACTCTTTTAGAAGATATTTTAAAACAAAGGATTATTAGAACATTAGAAAGTAATAAAAATATAACGTGCACAAAACAAGAATATAAAAATTTTGTTAAAGATTATTTATTAAATTTAGCTAATAAAATGGTATTTAACGGTAATCCTAAAGAAGCTAAAAAAATAATGACCGAATTCAAAAAATTAGAAAATAAATATAACGAGGAGATTTAATGGATGCTACAGCCATATTTTTAGACCAATTAATGTCCGTATATATGGATACTATAGTTGTGCCTATGGAATTTACAGAACAGGCTCAAGCAGTAGAAGAATTACAAAAAGATGATGTTACTGGTTTAGTGGATAGTTTAACAGATTTTGCTGTAGATAGTGCTAACGTAGATTTTTCTATTGAAACTGATAACGATAATTTAAATAAGATTTTAGATAAATGGCTTAAAGAATTAAATAAAGATTATAGAGGGCTTATTCCTCCTGGAATAAAAGCTTTAGCTAGAGAATATTTTAAAGAAAGATGGAAAGGAAGTTCATTTCCAGTATTAAAAATAATAGAGTGGGATACTTACGAGGGAGGATTACAACTTCCAACTAAAATGTTTTTTGTTAAAGGTGGAGATATTGTAGCTCAAGATAAGAAAAAAGGAAATGAGTTAAATATATCAGGTTATGATTATTATTTAGGTGAGACAAAGGACGCAAAAAATAAATTAGAAGATGGAGTTATATTTTCACGTCCTTATGGTAGATGGTATGATAAATATCCAGTTCCTTATATTATAAAAAGAGGTATATATCATAATGCAAAAATAATTGAAAAATTAAAGAAAATGGGACAAAACGTTCTTCAAGAAGTAATTCCTTATTTATTATTGGTAAGAAAAGGAGATTCTGCTTTAGCAAATCAAGGTAAGAAATATACAGATACAGAATTAACACAAGTTTTTCAAGATATACAAGATATGCTTAGAGAATATAAAAATAAAAGAGCCAGTAGAGATTCACAGACTAGAACTAGAGTAACTAATTATGATGAAGAAATTAAACATCTTATTCCAGATTTAGCTACAGTATTTACTCCAAAATTATTTGAACAAGCAGAAAGAAATATATTATCTGGTCTTGGTTTCGTAGATATAATAGAAGGAGTTTCGGATTCTCGACGAGAAAGTGTATTAAATCCCAAAGTATTTATAAAAGAAGTACATAGTGCTGTTGAAGATTTTAAAAGTATATTATTCCAACTTCTTCTCATGATAAAAGATGTAAATAGTAACAATCGTAAATATATGGAAAAAGATTTTCATATAGTAGCTTCACCAGTTAAAGGTTTTATGACCGATAAATTTAAACAAGAACTCAGACTACTTTGGAAAGGTGGTCAGTTATCGAATAGGACTTATTGCGAATTAGTTGGAGAAACCGATTATAAAGTTGAAAAAATGAGAAGAGATAAAGAATTAAAAGATGGAGATGAAGTATTAATGTATCCTCACGTAACAGACAATAGAGAAAGCGATATTACTCCAGAAGAGGAACAACGTAGAAATACTGATAATGAAGATGAAGATGTTAATGGTAATCCTATAGACGATGATAAAATTAATGAAAAAGAAAAGTATGAAGTGAGTATTACAGATTTAGAAACGGCTCCTTATACTAATATTTCGGAATTGCCAAAGAGTGTACGTGATAATATGACCAAGAGTCTTCAGAGAACGTTTATGAGAGTAGTAAATAAGGCTCTTGACCAATACGATTCAGAGGACAAAGCTTTTAGGATAGCCTGGTCGGTAATAAAACGCATTTCCAAAAAGAACAAAGCAGGTAAATGGGTAAGAAAATCTAGTAGAATAAAAGCTAGTGAAGAAATTATAGAAAAAGCTAAAAAAGAAACGGAGTAATTCATGGGAACAAAATATCGAGACGCAGAATTATCAGAATATATGATTCATGACATAGCTAAAGCAGAAGGCGGTTATAATTATTATTTATATATACACCCTAAAGGATTTGCTATCGTTATGAGAGAAAAAACTGACGAAACTGAATATCGTTATGCAGTTGCTGGTATAGCAGATAATCAATGGGTAAATAGAGCTACGCTTAGTTATGTAACTTATGACAAATTAGCATAAAAGGAGAATATAAATGGCAGACTACAAAAATATTTTGAATCCCCATACAGGACGGTTGACTAAAGTATTGGATGCAGAATCTATTTTAGATACAGATGCCTACTTAACAACTCAAGTCACTCAAAAAATATATGTAGACGGAGCACGAACAGATTCTTATACTCCGAATGGTTCAATAACAAAACCTTATAAAACTATAACAAATGCTCTTAATTCGATTACAGATAATGCTTATGAAAAACAATATGTAATTGATGTTGCTCCTTATATATATAACGAACAAATAACATTAAAATCTTTTATATATTTAGAAGGACATGGAGAAGATGCTACAAGAATAAAATATAACGACGATGTTGTTATTGCTCCCACTTCAATGGGATGGTATGGTTCGTCTCTTTTCAATTTATCAGTAGAATGTTCTTCTATAGATATTTCTAAATGTGCTTTACGAGTTCAAAATGCAGGAAGTGTAGGAATATCTAAAGTAAATTTATATGCTACAAAAACTGGAATTATTTGTGAAGGGGGGTATTTTTTAGCTAAAGAAAGTGGAATATTATCTGGAACTGATGCAATACAAGTTCAAAATGGAGCTTACGTATTTTTGAGAGATTTTGAAGCAACAAGTGGAGATGACCCTAATTGGGATTTAAATATAGTATCTGGTGGTTATGTTTGGTTAAGTTCTGGTTGTCGTTTTTATTATAGTAGAATTAATAATTTAGGAACTATTGATTATGTAGAAAAAGCAAGTTTAATAGATAATGATTCTTCCGTTACTGGAGATACTGTAAAGGATGCTTTAGAAACATTAGATTCTAAAAATTTAGAAGACTTAACAGATATACAATTCGATTCAGGTACTCCTACTGATGGTCAAGTTTTAACTTATGATACCGTTTCTGGTAAATGGAAAGCCGAAGACCCTTCTTCAGGAGGAGATATTCCTGTAACTAAAATATTATATGTTGATAGTGAAAGAATAGATGCTTATACTGAAGATGGTAGTTTAAATAAACCATATAAAACAATTACTAGTGCAAATGCGGTTGCAAGTGCAGGAGATATAATTTATGTATTGGCAGGGACATATAGTGCAAATATCACTACTGTTCAAGGAGTAATTTATTATGCTCATACTGGTCATTATAATACTTCTAAAGTAATTATGACAGGAACGTTTGGAATAGCAGTAGACGATGTATATATAATCGGATTTGATTTTCAATCTCCAACTAGTCATGCAGTGCAAGTATTAAATACTAGTATAGATAATCTTCATATTCTTAAAAATAGAATTTATAATGCAGGGAACGACCCTATTCTTTTTAATAGTACTCCTACAGTAGCCCACACCAATATTTATATTAATGATAATTATATTGAAAAAGTAGATGGGGCTTCTGATTCTGGTATATGGTTTTATCATGTAACTGGTGGAGAAATTAAAAATAATATTATTTGGACTATAGGATATAATGGAATAATTGCAGATGGAATTCAAAATGTAATTATTTCAGGAAATGATTTTAGGTCTTGTGGACAGTCGGGAATTCAAATAGCAAATTCTCCAAGTTCAAATACTATAGTAGAAAATAATTATTTCTATAATAATAATACAGCTTCTTCAAGTGATAAAGGTGGAATTGCAATTTATCCTAATACAGATGATTTAAAAATAAGATACAATATCTTTGATAGTAATTATAATGGTTTTTCTGTTAGAGATAAAGTAGGAACTACAAATTCCGATGTTTTGGTTAATTATAATGAATTTATTAATTCTGCTAATTATGGTATTCAAAATTTAGCCCAATCTGGCGGAAATTTAAATGCCAAATGGAATTGGTTTGGGGATTCTTCTGGTTGTGATGATGATGATGGAGTTATAAATGGTACAGGAGATAAAATTACTACAAATGTAGTAGCTGAACCTTTTAAAAATTATGGGAATAGGGCTACTGATATTAGAAACGATTCTTCAGTATCTGGTTCTACAGTTAAAGATGCTTTAGACGAATTAGATTCTAATATTTTATGGGAAAATATTTCTGGAGGAGTTATAACTCCGAAAAGCATAAATATTATTGACATTAATGAAATACAAACTAGCGAAGATTTATTAATAAATTGCGGAACAAATAAAACATTAAAATTGGACAAGCCAGTATATAAGGATATTAATTTAGCTTCTTCTATGTTGAATTTACCTGTAGCTACACAACCAGATGAAGTACAGATAATTGATAAAAATGGGGCTAATACAGGGATGTATACTTGGGGTTTTGATATTGATGAATCTGTATCTGGAATTTTTGAAATACAACATGATTATAAAGAAGGAACTGATTTAAGTTTTCATATTCATTGGGGAGGAAATGATGCTCCTACTGGAACGGACTATGTTAAATGGGAATTAACATATACTTTAGTAAGAGATTTTAATGTTTTTGATGCTGTTACAATAAAAACTATAGAATCTTCTTATGATACTCAATATGAATGGATAAGGTCAGATTTTCCAGTAATAGATGGAACTAATATAAAAATTGGAGACCAGTTATTTTTTAAAATAAAAAGAATAACAGCCGATGGAGATACTTATTCAGGAGACGCTTTAGTAGCAACTCTTGGAGTACATTATCAAGTAGATACTATAGGAAGTAGAGAAATAACAACTAAATAATATTGGAGGAAGATTAATGAAAACGAGGTTAAATAATTTAGAAGTAGAAGCTTTTTTAGATAACGAAAATGATATAGAATTTTTAGAGCAAAGTGCTAAAAAAACAGAATTAGCTAAAATTGCTAAAGCGAGAGGTATGGATATAAATTCAAGAGATTTAGCTTTTTTTAAATCTATAATGTTATTCACTGATAAACCCAATAGTAATGGAGCTATAGTTCCCGAAAAAGAATTTGTAAAAATTTTTCCTACTATAGTTGGAAAGCCTATTAATATGAATCATGAAAGAGATAGAGTAATTGGTCATTTAATAGATTATAAATATGTAATGAAAGAACATAAAGCTATAGTATATGGAGTAATATATAAATCTTATTTTGATGATTTGTATGATGAAGCTAAAAAATTATTTGCTAAAAAGAAACTTTCAATGTCTTTCGAAATATGGTCTCCAGAAGAGGAAAGAACTCAAAATAATGATGGTACTTATATCCTTCGTAAAATGGAATTAGCAGGGTCTGCGATAGTATATGAAGATAAAGATAATGTACCTGCATTTAAAGATGCTAAATTTTTAGAACTAGCTCAAAAATTAGCAAATAAAACTTTTCAACCTGAGGATTTAGTATATGCTAAAAAATATAAAGAAAAAGATATTATTACCTCTAAATTTAAAATAAAGAAAGAAACACCTAAAGCTAAGATGAAATTAAATAAATCTGAAACTTATAAATGTTCTAAATGTGGAGCTGAATTATTTTCAGAAAGAAAATCAGATGATTTTAAATGTCCCAAATGTGGCGAAAAGATGAATAGGCTTGGAGATAATTCTAATAATCAAGACCCAAACAAATTTAAAATTAAATGTTCCAATTGTGAACATGAATGGGAAATTATTTCTCAAATAGGAAATCAGACTAACTACGAAAAATGTCCTAAATGTAAAGCTATAGTGGATAAAAAAGGAAATATGTTGTATCCTCCACAAAATATAGATTTTAGTTTACTATGTCCAAATTGTAGTAGAACTGATTGGTTGATGAAATCAGAAGACCTCGAAAATGCTAAAGCTCATGTTCAATGTACTGCTTGTAAAAAAGAATATGAATTAGATTTTATGAAATCAAATAAAGCTGTTACAAATAAATTAATCACTTTTCTTTATACAGGAACTACTAGATGTCCTCAATGTGGAAGAAATATTTCTATAAATACTTCTTCTTCTGTTAAAGAAAAGAATGTAAAATGTCATAATTGCGGATTAGAATTTGTATGTAATATTTCTAAGAATCGTAAAAGGAGAATTTCTAAAGTTACAGAGTTCTCTCAAGAACCTATAGGAGAAAAAGTTATGAGTAAAGAGGAAGCTAAGAAAAAAATAGAAAATTCTACTTTTGAATGCGAATGTCCTAAATGTGGATATAAACAGACTACTAAGGAACATTGTAATCAGGTAAAATGTCCTAAGTGTGGTCAATCTATGAGACGAAAAGACCGACCAGGTACAGGTAGACCCGATAAATCCCCAAATGCTAAAAAACAAGGTAAAAAACTAAAGAAGAAAAAAGAAAAATATTCTAAAACTAAATCTTTACGTAAAGCTATTAAAAAAATTAAAGATTTGGTTAAAAAATTAGAAGAGAATGAAAAATTAGATAAAACAGAGATTTATAAAAAAGGTATCAAAAAAGTAGTTAAAAATCTAATTGAATCGAAAAAGAAATCAGAAAAACAAATTGAATTTTACAAAGAAAACGCTAAGAAAATTTATGAACGTAATCAAATTATAGGTGATATTCTTAATGATGAAGATATACTGAACGATGATAAATTTGAAAAAGCTAAATTACAGTTAGAAAGAGCTACAGATAAAACTTCTAAATATAAATCTAATGATTTAGTTGGTAGTAAAAATTATAGAGATAAATTTGCTAGAGATAGAGAAACAGTAAATAAAGTAGCTTTTGGCTACGAAGAAAAAGAGTAAAAAGATATACTTTAATATAAAAAAAGATATAATGAAAAAGATAGCACTAATGAATTAATAGGAGGAAATTGTAATGATTCGAAGACCAGATTTGGAAATATCCAAACGAATAGGTCAGCCTATAGATGAAAATCTTCCAGTTCCAATGGAACTAGGCGAGATGTGTAATCTTGATACGGTTGAGCCAGGTGATAGAGTATGGAGATACACCAATGTAGATGGAGATAATGACACTATTCTAGCAGTTGATACAACTGATGGGAAATTAGTTCAGGTTAAGAGAAATCCGATAGGCGAGACTGAAATTACTTTTACGAGTTTGAACTCGAAAAAAGAATATATTCTTGCTGATGCGGTTTTGAAGAGTCCTGATTTGAAGATTTTTGGTAGAAAGAAAAGAGCGATTACGAGAGCTATGGATAAGAGAGAGTTAAAGCTTCTGATAGACGGTATAGAGGCTGGTACTAACGTACCTAATAATTCTGCGATACAGAGTTATACTGCTTCTTCAAGCGAAGACCTTTATGACGTTATTATGGCTATGAAGCATCTCGTTGAAGATTATGGTAGCGATTATCTATTGTTAGTTGGTTCAACTGTTAAGGAAAAAATTGATACTTTTGATAAAGACAATGTTGCTACGTTTAATTATAATGTAACTCTAACATCTAAGCTGAAAGAGTTGGGTATCAATGTGATGAAGGTTTATGGTAAAGTAGAAGTTACTGATGGCGGTGGAGAAGTCGTGCTTTTGAATAAAAAGCATATGATTCTGATAGCTAGAAATTCTAGGATTGCAGAAGGTAAGCCGATATGGTTTGTTCGCAGGAGAATATCTCCTGAGATAGCAGAACTTATGGGTGCAGATGTTGATGGTGCACAGAGAGCCCTTATCGTTGGTAAGACTCCTGAGCAGGTTGATTTTGCTGGAACAACTTATCCTGTGCTTGGATTTTCGATATATGGTTATGAGAGCGTTGTATTCGCTATTCCTAATCCGAAAGCGATAGTAACGTGTGATGCTACACCTGTTGTTTAATCTTAGATTAACATAAATTTAAGAAGGAGCGTCAACTATGTTGATAGCTCCTTCTTATCTCAAAAGTAAGGAAAGATATGATAAAATTTAAAAGTCAGTTATCGAAAAAAGACATAGAAAAAGTAACTTCGATTATTCAAGAAATATCTGATGAATATAGGGATTTTTATATTACGAAGGATAATTTAAGATTATTTATAGATGTAAATATTGAATTGTTATTTGATTGTCTTAAAAATGGAGATAAAATTGCTTTTGGAGATGAAGGTATAGCTTTTATTACTGGTTGGTCGGATAATTTTAATAGAAAATATTTAAAAATTTTAGCAGAAGATATTAATTCTGCCGATAAATTATTAAAAGTTATAGATTGGCATGTAAAAACGGACTTATATATTAAAATAAAACGTAATAATAAATTACTTCCTGCTTTAGAAGCCCATAATTTTGTATTTTTAAAACCTAGAGGTAAGGAAGTTTTGTATGTTAGAAAATATAGAGGAGAATAAGAATGTCAACTCTCAATAGTTTAGAAACTTTAAGAAGTAAAATAAGAGCTTTAACAGAAGATTTAGAAAAAACAGATTTTGAAGTATTTACATATGAAAATTCGGCAGTATTTACTTTAGCAGAATCTAATATTAATGAAATTTCTTCAGTTAAAATTAACGAAACTATATTATCTTCTGGAGATTATTCATTAGATACTGATACAAATGAACTTACAATTATTTTACCTTCTGGAATGTCTTGGTCGGTTAATGATACAACAACTGTAAAATATAAATTTAATAAATATTCAAATACAGAACTTAATAAATATATAGAAGCTTCTTTGACATGGCTTAGTATATATTCTACTGGACATGACGATTATGAATTAGAAGATGATGGAATTCATCCGATACCAGATAATCCTACTATGGACTTAATTGCTATTATATCAAGTATAATAATTAATCCCAATTATAGTTCTTATAGATTACCTAATTTATCGGTTCGTTATCCTAAAACTATGAGCAAAGAAGATAGAATAGAGAAACTTGTAAGGGATTTCCAACTAGGGTTGGGAATAAATGATATAATAACTTATGACTATAGGAGAAGTACCTATGAGGATTAGAAATGATAAGAGAGAAGATAAATATGAAAATTTAAAACTTCATAGTAGGGATACTAAAAATTATTACATTAAAGTAAGAAAAAATGGAGTTTTACAAAATATTACCGATTGGACTTTATATTTTACCGTAAAAGAAAATATTAGCGATGACGATTCAGAAGCAGTAATTAATAAAAAAGTTACAAGTCATAGCGACCCTACTAATGGAGAAAGTTTAATTGAATTAATAGCTAGCGATACTGATTTAGTAGGAGATTACTGGTATTCTCTTGATTATAAAGATGAGGAAGATAACGAAGGTACTCTTAAATGGGGTAAAATTCAATTTGAACAAAGTATAAGGAAATTAAGAGACTAATGGCAATTAAACAATATGTAGAAGCTAGGATAATAGAAAAAGAGCTTTTAGAAGTAGATTTATTAACTAAAGAAATTTATAATGTTGAATTAAAAACCGTTGATATAATAAAAGATAAAAGTTGGGTTATAACTACTATAAAAGAAAATTTAATAGATAATGAACTTCCAACTAAAATAAATGCTACCAGATTTAGATTAGAAAACGATTATGTAAGTGGAAGTTTAGTAGTATATTTAAATGGATTAAAAGAAAAAGGAATTACAGAAGTTTCCGAAACTGACTTTACTTTTGATGAAGCTATAAAAGCTTCTGATATTGTAGAATGTTCATACATAAAGGCATAATAAATGATACAATTTGCAAAAACTATATTTTTAATAAATTTATCTATAATGAAAAAAATTCTTGATTTGGTCAGTTTTAAATTTGACCGACGTACAAACGAATTCAGATACTTAAAAAGTCAAGTCATGGATTATTTTTATGAATCTATGAAAAAAGAATTTGATAAACTTGTGTCGCAAAAGATATTAGAAAACTGCGACTGTGGAGCACATATGAGAAAAGGATATTCTAAGTGCCCTAAATGTCAAGGTTCTGGATATAAAAATTACGAATCTTAAAATTGAAATTTGTGTAGTTTACATGCTTTCGCAGGGTTAAATGCGAAAATTAGTCGAAAGACCTGAAACTTGAACTTTAAACCCTGAAAATGAAAATTCATTAAAGGGAGGAAAAAATTAATGGCGAATAGAAACACAGCAATCAGAGGATTGCAAATTAGAGATGCTTTTTTCGGTGATGGTATTAAACGAAACGGTGCAGATGGAGATATAGCGGAAGTAGCGTTAAAATCTAGTGGTGGATTGAAAATAGATACTGCGGAGATAGCAGTTGAACCTAATGATTTTGCAGGAAACGGTCTTGCAGATGATGGTTCTGACAATCTAAAACTCGATATTAACGGTCTTTCTGATACTGCTATAGATGTTGCTAATGACTTTTTAGCTTTTGATGACGCTACTGATAGTGAGTCTAAGAAAGAGTCTATCGTTGATTTTATTAGTGCTATAGCTGGAGACGGTCTATCAGAGGACTCTGATGGAGTTCTTGACGTAGAAGTTGATGATACTACCATAGAAATAAATGCAGATGCTCTTAGAGTAAAAGATGAAGGTATTACTGTAGCTAAAATAGCTATCAATAATGCCGAACAAGATGGCTACGTACTTACGTGGAACGATTCTGGTTATATGGAGTGGACTGCTAAAACAGCGGTTGGTGAAGATGTAGTTACCGAATCAGAGATTAATAAAGAGAACGAATCTGCTAATTGTGATGGTATAGAGACAGATTTTACTCTGTCTAATTCACCTGTGGCAAATTCTGTTCAGGTTTACTTGAATGGATTACTACAGGAAGAAGGTTCTGGTAAAGATTATACTCTTAGTGGAACTACAGTCTCTTTTGCTGAAGCTCCTGAGACTAACGATATTCTGATTATATATTATATTGCTACATAATCTTAATTTAATAAATTAAGATAAGCTAATGTAAACCCATAAGCATGTAAATTACAACTTTTAAGGAGAATTTAAAGTATGGCTAGACGAAAATTAAAAGGTAATAATTCTAAAAATTTAAAATCTGATAAGAAAGAAAAAATGGAAAAAACTTTAGAACGAATGGATAAGGTTAGAGAAGTTGATAATATTAATATTAGAGATTCTATAACTCAAAGATTAAAATGGATAAATGAACAAAAAACTAAAGGTCTTGAATTTATTGAAAAATATAAGAAAGAAATTGAACTTTTAAAAATTAAAATATATAAATTACAAGGTGCTGAAGTTACATTAATGGAAATTTTAAAACCAGAAAAAGAGAATAATAGTGATAACAGCGAGTGTTAAATTTAAATGTAAATTATGTAATTCGGATGATTTTTATAGTATGCCAGATAAGATAAAAACTATATCTGGAGATTATATAAGAAGTGTAAAAGCATTTAAATTAGTATGTAAAAATTGTAAAAAAGAGTATGAACTTATTATTAATATAAAGGCGGTATAGTGTGGGAGATAGGAATATTTGTAATATTTGCGGTTATAAATATGTAAAAAGTTGCCCTTCTTGTGCTATCAGAGGTAAAAATATAGGTATTAAACATCCGAGATATAATCGGAATAAACATATTCAACATTATTGTATAGAATTAAATTGTAATAATAAAATAAGTTATCAAAATTGGAGGTCTGGTTCTAGGTTATGTATGTCATGTTCTAGAAAAGGTATTAGAAACGGTCGTTATATAGATGGTAGAATGTTAAAAAAATATTATTGTATTGATTGTAATAGACCTTTATTGTCTACTGCTTTTTATGGAAAAAATAGATGTCAGAGTTGTGCCCAAAAAAATAATTTAAAAATAAATGGTCATCCAAATAAAGGAAAAATATGGAAATATAGCGGTTGGAGAGGTAAAGGGGGATATTATAAAAAAATATGGATGCGTTCTACTTATGAATTAGTATATGCCAAATATCTAGATAAATATAATATCGAATGGTTATATGAACCAAAAGCGTTTGATTTAGGAAATACTACTTATAGACCTGATTTTTATTTAGTAAAAGTAAAAAAATATATAGAAATTAAAGGTTGGTTAACTAAAAAAGCTAAAGATAAAATTAACAAATTTAAAAAACTATTTCCTAAAATTAATTTTGAAATAATAGGTAAAAATAAATTAATCAAGTTAGGACTAATATAATGGCTGAAAGAAATACTCGTATTCGTTATAATCAAATAGCATCGGTAAGACCAAATGATATAGATTCTACTAACATATTAGAAGCTGGTTTTGATGGTTATGTTGCTTCTTATAATTATGCAACTGGAAAATTTACCTGGATTTCTAATGCAGGAGGAGCTTCTAATTTAGTAGATTTAGGAGACATAGATTTTGATAGTGGTACTCCTACTGATGGTCAAGTATTAACATACGATATTGGTTCTGGAAAATGGAAAGCCGAAGACCCTTCTGGAACTGTAGGAAATGGTAATAAATTAGTGTTAGACCCAATTGCAGATAATCCTTTTGATTCAGGAGAAGAAGGCATTTGGATTGATAACGATGATAATAAGTTATATTATTATGATGGGTCATCGGACGAATATCTATTAACAGAACAACATTTAAATGATTATAACCATACAAATATACATGAAAAAGATAAAGATACTTATTTAGCTTTTGGAACAGTTGACCAAGTTTCTGCTGGAGATGCAAAAGATGCAGTAGATAAAAAACATACTCAAAATACTGATACTATATTAGATGAAGGTGGAGCTAACGAAACTTCAGCTTCAGAACTACGAACAGCTTTAGATACTACTATACCAAGTAAAGCTAATAAAATTATAGGTGGTGTCGAAGATAATTTTATGGCTATAGATGATGAAGGACATCCTAAAGATTCAGGACATAAACATTCTGATTATGCTTTAGCAGGGCATAATCATGATACTGAATATCTAGCTCTAGATAATATTACTCCATTTACACCAGATGCTGATTATGAACCAGCTACTAAAAAATATGTTGATGATGCTCTTTCTGGAGGCGGTTTTGGGGATATGCTTAAAACTATTTATGATAATGATGAAGATGGGATAGTTGATGAAGCAGAAGCTCTTAATGACGGTACTAGCGGAGACGTAAATAAATCAACTGCTTCAGAAGTTAGAGATGCTGTAGATAAAGCTCATGAACATTCCAATAAAGAATTACTTGATACTTATGACCAAAGTAATGTAGATATTAGTGATGCAGTAAGTAAAAAACATGAACATAGTAATTTAGTTTTATTAGAAACATATACTCAAACTGAAGTAGATATTGCAGATGCTATTTCTAAAGAACATACACATGCAAATAAAGCAACTTTAGATACTTATGACCAAAGTAATGTAGATTTAAGCGATGCTGTAAGTAAAAAACATACACAAAATACTGATACAGGAACTAATCAGAATACTTTTTCAATAGGAGATGGTACTGAAGGTTCTCATAAAAAAATAGAAGCAAATGTAGGGCAGTCTGGTAATCAGCCAGCTATAAGATATAATAAAGATACTGATACTTGGCAATTATCTAATGATGGAGATACTTGGGAAGATATAGAAGCTGGTACTGGTTCAGGAGATATGTTAAAAACTACATATGACACTGATGAAGATGGTATAGTTGATAAAGCGGAAACAATAGATGATGGAGAAGGGAATTCTGCAACAGCTTCCGAAATTAAAGGAGCAGTTGACGATAGTCATACACATGCAAATAAAGCTACCTTAGATAGTTACGACCAAACAAATGTTGATATTTCAGATGCGGTATCAAAAAAACATACAAGACAACATGCTATTGATAGTTCTAGCGACCATACTTCTACGATAACTGAGAATAATTTAATAGATGCAGATGCAAACGGATTGCCAGATGATTCTGGTCTTGCTGTTTCCGATGTTTCAGATGCTGTAAGTAAAAAACATAGTCAAAATACCGATACTGGAACTAATCAAAATTCATTTGGAATTGGAGATAGTGCTGATACGGATAAAACTATAACTGCTGAGATAGGACAATCTGGTGCTCAACCAACTATAAAATATGACGTAACTTTAGATAAATGGAGATATAGTAATGATGGTTCTAATTATCAGGATATAGGTTCTGGAGGTTCTTTAACTGTAAAAGAAGCAGATAGTAACCCTAGTATTGCCAATGTATCTGAAATTCAAATAGACCAAGATTCAGGGTTATCATTAACAGATTTAGGAAGTAATGTTGTTAAAATTTCAATGGGAGGTCATTGGAAAAGTATTCAAGTAGATGGTGAAGATACTTTAACACCAAGTACAGTAGAAAGTTTAGAATTCGAAGCTGGAAGTGGAATAGAATTAACCACAAATTCTGGTTCTAGTCCTAAGAAAATAACAATAGCAGTTTCTGGAAGTCTTAATTCTTATAGAACTAGTTTCACAAGTGCAAGTTTATCATCTGCTGATGTTTTAGCGGTTAATCATGCTTTAAATCAAAAATATGTAGTGGTAAATGTATATGATAATAATGATGAGAGAGTTTTACCTGATGTTACTTTAGTAGATTCTAATAATTTAAATATAGACTTTTCAAATATGACAGTTACTGGAACGTGGAATTTAGTAATTTTAGCTTAATATAGGAGTAATATGAGAATAGGAAAAATAGAAGGACACGATTACGACAATTTAATAATGAACGATGCTATTAATGCTTTTAGAATAGCAGTAGGAGATAATATATCTGTTCAAAATATGGCAGATTTACTTGTAGATGAATATGAAGATGAAACAGGTATAGACACCGATAATAGTATAAATGAACTCTATAATTCTACTGACGATTATTATAGTTTAGGAGAAGGAGATACTACTACTATAGATAATATGGAATATGCTACAGACGGAGAGGCTCAAACTGCATATGTAGCTAGTGATAGTGGAAATTTCCAATCTTATTCAGAGGATACTATTAAAGAACAAGGTTCTTATTCTTTAAAAATGACAGCTACTCAAACAAATTCATTATATGACAAATTAATTAATATTTTAGGTAGTTCTATTGATTTATCTAATAAGAATACTATTAAATTGAAAGCTAGAGCTACGAGAACAGGAAGTAATTTTAAAATTATATTTTCTGAACAGCCAAATTCAGATGTAAAATTATTATTACATTGTGATGGAGTAGATGGTTCTACTGTTTTTCGAGATTCTTCTCAAAGTAATCATACAGTAACTGCTAATGGAACTGTTCAAGTAGATACTTCTTCTTATAAATGGGGAACAGGTGCTGTTGAATTTGATGGAGATAGCGATTATCTTTCTTTAGCGGATTCAAATGATTGGGATATATTTGGTTCAAATTCTGATGATTGGACTATAGATTTTTGGGTTAAACATACTAATCATTCGGAAAGCGAACCTTATATTCAACAGAGACAAGATGGTAGTAATCAATGGTATATACGACATTCAGATGGAAATGGAATAGATATAAAATTTACTTATAGCGGTTCAACTATAATTGATGTTAGTTTCGGAGGAGAAATAACAGATACTAATTGGCATCATGTGGCTATGTGTAAAGTAGGAGATGAATATGCTATATACGTTGATGGAACTCAATATAGTTATTTACAAGATAGTAGTACAGGGACTATTGCTGGAACTTTATATATAGGAACTAATGGTGCAGGAAGTCAATATTTTGATGGTCATATGGATGAAATTAGAATATGTCATTCTAATGTATTTTCTGCTTCTCCAAATGTAGGAAAAACAGATACTATATCAGTACCTACATCATCTTATAATCCTCCGATAATAGAGGAAAATATTACTATAAATTCTGCTAATACTTGGGAATCTAAAGAATTAGATATTTCTGGAATTTCTAATAATGATAAAGATGCTATAGATAAAATAGAATTTGAAATTGTAAATGCAGATTCTGCTAATACTATTTATATAGATGAAATATATGCAGGTTCTCCAACAACAGGAATGACTTTATTATCCGAAGCTCAAACTGCTGAAGAAGAACCTGATGAAGCTAAATTTGTAATTTTAATGGAAGAAATAAATAGTGTCACTTTAAATACAGATTTAAAAGCATGGTTATCAAAAGATGGAGGTTCTACTTGGGCTTTAGCTACTTTAACGGACGAAGGAGATTATGATAATAATACTAAAATTTTAAAGGGAGATATAGATTTTACGGAGTCAGCAGTTGGAGGAGGTACTAGTATTAAATATAAATTAACTACTCATAATAGTAAAAATATGAAAATACATGGTACTTCGGTAGCATGGAGGTAATAAATGTCTATTAAAAGAATTTCTAATAAACAGAATAAAGATTTAGTTAAGATTAAAAATAAATTTAAAGATAAATTAATTAAACCAGATACTTTAAATTATGATGATTTAAAATTATTAGTTATAGAAATTGCTAAAGCTCTTAAAATAATAAAGGAATAAAATGGATATTATATTTCGTGAACATTCCGAAATAGTATATGTATATACTGCTAAAGAGTCTATTACAGACCCGACTGAGAATATAATAGAATATACTTTAAATAATCCTTTGCCAATAAAAGCTATAGTATCTGATATTGCTCCAGAAAAAATTCAATGGTCTATGCCAGGAGTAGCTACTGATAGAGCTAAATCATTAATAATAAAAGAGAAATATAAAGGACTTATTAAAGCTTCTTATAAAATTAAATATGACGGAGAATATTATGAAGGTTGGAGATTAAATGGAAAACTACAGTTTAGAAAAATAGGAAAAAATTATTTAGAAGTAAAAATTTACGCAAAGAAAGTATAATATGATAAGTAGAGTAACTATAACACCAAAATTTAATAGTAAAAGAATTATAGACCAAGTTCTTAGAACAAGATGGTTTACATTTCAAGCTAGAGCTTTTGATTTGGGAAAATATCTTCATGCTTATATACAAAATTATATAAATGCTAGACGTAAACGTAGAGGAAGCACTGGTAATTTAGCGAATAGTATAGATTTTCACGTTCAAGCAGGTGCAGGTATGGGAAGAATTTTTTGGGGAATAGGCTATATTCCTAGTTTACAAAAATCTGCTCCTTATTGGTATGTTGTTAATTATGGAAAAATGGTAAATAATGTACCTTTCGTTCCAAATAAAGGAAATTTTGTACCTGGTTCATTTGAAGGTACTTCTCCAAATCCTGCGTTACAAGAAGGAGTCCAAAAATTTAATTTTGATGATGGTACTGGATATGGAATGAGACCTAAGAATCCGATAAGACCTATGAATTATATTTCTGCTACTAAAGTAATAATGAATAGACAATTTAGAACTTTACTTTTAAATTTAAAGAAGGGTAAGTAATGGGGACTTATAGAACTTCTAGGAATATTGAACGAAGTATTATAGACTTTTTAGAAACTCAATTACAAAGTGAATGGAGTAATATTTCTGTATTTAAAACATTTAAACAAGTAGATAATTTTCAACTTGATATTAAAACTAATAAAGCTTGTGTAGTTGTACGAAATAGTATTACTGAACACGAAAGAGTTGAATTAGGAGGATATTCTACTAGAAGAGAAGCTACCATATTAATTGATATATTTGCTCCTCATGATGGATTAAGATTAGATATTAAAGATTTTATAATTGAAAAAGTTAAAGGTGGAATTCCTTATTACAATTATACAATAGTAAATGGAGCAGTAGATAGTAAAGTGGCAGATGGAAGATTAACAATTTTAAATATAGGAGACGAACCTATAGATTTTAATACGCCAAAAGAAGAATTAGATATAAAAGATAGGTATCGTCATCTTATAACTTTAACAGTTCGTACAGGAAAGGTAGAAATATAATGGAATTATTTACTAATTGGAAATTATGGACGGTAGTAATAGCAATATGTTCCTTTTTTATTAGTATATTATCATTTATTGTAAATAAACTAGCTACTTTTAAAATAATGAATAATGATATTGTTCATATCAACGCAGATATTAAAAATATTAAGCAAGAAGATAAGGAATTTAAAAAAGAATTAAGAAAAGACCTTAGACGAATTGCTAATACAGTACAACGAATTGAACGTAAACAGATAAAATTAGAAACTGTTTACGACTTAATAAAAAAAGATAAAAAGTAAGGACTTATTTATAAAAGATAAGTAAGAATTTTATTAGATTCTATAGGAGAGAATCTAATATATATTAATTTAAATGTCATAGGAGGACAATAGAATGGCAAATTTAATTCATAGTTCAGGCTATAAGCCTAGAATTTTCCCTATTCAGGGAGATGTTGACGATGCAGAAATTGATAGGGTACAAAGTATTGACCCTACCGTTACTACCAATCGAGAGGAAGTTAATGAAGTTGGTAGAGACGAGCCTGTAGGTTATAGTAAAACTTCTCCAGAGGTTAGCTATAGTTTAACTGCTTTAGAGCATGGTTCGTTAGAATTTTGGCAGAAGTTAGCTAATACTTCTGTTAAAGGTAACATAGGTCAAGATGAAATAGACCTTAATGATTTCAAAAATAGTTATTTTGATATTTGTGGTTATCTAGAAGATGATAATGAGACAGTGGTTGGAACTGCTCTTTATCAATCTCTTAGAACTAATGGATTTTCTCTTAATATTTCTGAGCCACAGGCAAGAATTGAGAGAACTTTTGATTTAGTTGGTGAAAGAGCGAAAATATTACAGGGAGACAATAAATATTATATTTATGTCAAACATACTGCTGGTTCTGCTTCAGATGATGAAATAGACCTTAGTGCTAGAACTCCTGCTGAAGACCCTAATAATAGTGGAGTTTATATGTTAAGAGTTGTAAGAGTTAGAAGCGGAGAGACTACAGAACTAGAGTCTACAGATTATAGTTATAATGACGGTACTGAAATACTAACTATTAATAGTATTCAGTCAGGCGATGTTATAAAAGTTTATTATAGTTCAGCTACAGCACCTGCGACTACGTTTACTAAGAACGATACCGACCCTGCTACTATTCTTGGAGATTCGGTATCTATTTATCTTTATGTTCCTGCAAGTGGTAAACCAGGTTCTACTGATTATGTTTATAGATTACAGAGTGTATCTATAGATGTTAGTTTTGACAGGGAAGATTTAAGAGAAATAGGTAATAAAAATGTGGTGCAAAGAGGTATTACGGACAAGACAGTTACAGTAACTCTTGGAAGAATGGTTGAAGACTTTACAATAGAAGAGATTCTAAATGATAAAGCCGAAGATTTTGGTATATTAGATGTAAATGATTTTTCTGACGAGATTGCTTTGATAATTAAAATTTATAGTGATAATGATAAAGGTACATTTAAATATGGTTTCAAAGCTACTGGATTAACTCCTACAGATGTTGGATTAGGAGTTTCTGTGAATGAGTATTTAGGAGCTGATACTACCTTAGAAGGAAATACGCTTATTATAAGTGCAGATACTTCTAAAATAGGTATTTAATTAATATAGGGGATTGCCCTGGGGATTCCTGGGGCAATCTACTCTAAGTGAGGAATTAAGTATGGAAAAAATAATGATTTCTAAACAATATTTAGAAGATGCTGTAGATAAACATTCAAGAAAATTAGTAGGTCAAAGTATGAGACGCTTTGAAATACTAAAAAATACAGATGATGTTAAGAACGCAGTAAAAGAACTTATATATGAAGAATTTAGAAATTTTAAAAATACTATAGAAGCCTATAGTTGTGGTATGGAATTTGTGTCTAAAAATAAACCAGAGAAATAGTATATCTATTCTCTGGTATTTTATTTCTAGGAGGTAAGGAATGGATACTAAGAAAAAAATTACAGAAGAACGAGATAAAGCTATTGATATTATGCTTGAAAAAGATGATGTAGAAAGTTTAATTAAAGATAATAAAATAGAATTTGAAGTAAAAGGTAAGTTATTTAGAGTTCGAAAGCCCAATAACGATGAACGTAGAGAGGCTATTAGTTTTAAGAGAAAAAAGAAGATAGAATTTATGAAAGATGATTCTATGCTTCCTAAAAAACAATGGGTCAAATTATATAAGAAAAAAGGTATAGATACTGAAGAAATGGATAAACAGATAAAAAATTTAGTTAAAGAAATGGAACAATTATATATTAAAGGTCTTAAAGTAGCAAAAAATCCGCAATCTTTAGAAACTGTTAAAAAAACTTGGTCAGAAAAGAAAAGAAAATTACAAGAAATTCATACTGAGAAAACAGAATTACTATCTGATTCAATAGAAGACCAGTTATCTATATCTTTTAATAGTTATATGACTTATTTAATGTTAGAGAAAAATGATGGAGGTAAATGGACAAAAGCTTTTGAGATGTATGAGAAATTTCAAAAATGTGAGGATTTAGAGTTACTTGGTAAAGCTTATAAGTATATGAGTTATATAGAGTATGGAGACTATGATGAATCTGAAGATACTAAAAAGACTAGCTAAATCTAATAAATATCAAATGTTATATCATAGAGCTAAAGATTTAAATTATATTCGGTTATTTAAAAATGAATTAGATTTTACAGAAGCTCAAATAACTTTTTTATATTATTTAGAATTATATTCTATGCTTTATCAAGATTTACATGATGAAGAACTTTATATAAGTGAAGAAGTTATTGATGATGATTTTCTTACAGAAGCATATTTAATTTGGAAAAATAAATATAAGAAAAAAGAAGAAAAACAAAAAGAAAAATCAAAAAAAAGAGGACAAAGACATAAAGAGATAGACTATGACTCAGACGTACCTGGAATGGTATTTCATTAAGAAGGAACGTGAATTAAATGGCTGTTAATGCAGAACAATACTTATTATCATTTTTAGCGACATTGCAAGGAGATAAAGCTGTTATTACAGGTTTAACTCGGATGCAAAGTGCTTTAAATAAACAAAAAAAGCTTCATCCTGAATTAATTAAAGGAACTAAAACCTTCGGACAAGCTTTAACTGATATAGGAAAAAGAGCTTTATTAACTATTCCTGCTTGGTTATTACTTAGAACTATTTTTATGGGATTAATACGTACTATAGGAGATGTATTTAGAGCTAATTTAGATTTGGAAGAAGGAATGACAAGAATACAGACAGTTATGGCTGGAACTTCTTCTGAGATTGATAGAGATATGGTAAGAATAAAATCTGTAATCTTAGATACCGCAGTAAATTCACGAAAAAGTATAAAAGAATTAGCAGAAGCTTTTTACTTTTTAAGAACTTCTAATTTAAGTACAGAACAAGCATTATCCGCTTTTACTCCTACAGTTGCTCTCATGGTAGGTACTATGAATAATGCTCAAGATACTGCTAGAGCAGTTGCTGGTATCTTTAATACTATGAGAAATCAATTTAAAGAAGGAACAAGCGATGCTGAAGTATTTCAAGAAATAGCAGATGGACTTGCTTATACCTACGCTACGCAAGACGTTCAGCTTCAAGAATTAACAGCTTCTTATGAAAAATTTGCCCCTTATGTATCTGGTTTGGGAGATAGTTTTATAGAAGTTATTACTACATTAGGTTTTTTAAATACTAGATTATTACGAGCAGGAAGAGCAGGTCGTTTAACAGGAAGAACTATATTACAATTAAGTAAAAATTCAAGTAAATTAGCTCAAATATTCGGAATAACTTTTGACCCTAATAAACCTATTAGTTTTATAAATGTAATTAGACAAATAAATAATACTCTAGATAAATCTGTCGGACTTACAGAAAAACAAAGTAGACAAATTCAAGAAGTATTTGCTACTAGAGGAGCAGTAGCTGTTAGATTATTAATTGATAGTTTTGATGAATGGAATGATTCTTTAAAAAATGCTGGAAATAATGCAGAAGGATTTGCAGATAAAATGCAAAAAATTCGAATGAGAACTGTTACTGCACAAGCTGAAAGAATGAAAAATGTACTTGCAGTATTAGGCAATGACTTTATTACAGGAGCTACTTCGGGACAATCTTTTGCTCATGTATTGGAAGATATAAATGATTGGTTAATAAGTATAAGAAAAAAAGTTAGAGCAGTAGGAGATATATTTGGTTTTTTATCATGGAGATTAGGAGAAGTAAGTGTAATGTATGAAAAAATGGCGTCTCAGGCAGGAAAAGCATTAATAGACCCATTAAACGCTTTTGAAGCTCCCGATATAAATATAAAATTAACTTCTTTAGACGATTATATGATGATGCAGTTAGAAACAGAAAAATCTACTAAAAAAGAAGCGGAATTAAGAAAAGAAATAGAAAAAACAGAAAAAGATATGAGTAAATCTATAGGAAAGAATACAGACAGTTATAAAGAACGAGAAGTAGAATTAAAAAATCAAGTTGAATTATTAAAAATATCTGGAGTTCATGAAAAAGATATAGTTAAATTCCGACTACAACAATTAGATATATTAGAAGGATTTATGACTGAAGAAGAAGCTCGTTTAGAAAGATTAAAATTAGGGTTGGATTTAATAAAAGCAGAAGCTAAATATAGAAAAGAAATGACAGATAATTTACGTAACAATATGATGGATTTATTAAAAACAATGGGAGCTTCGGAATCTCAAATATTAGAAATAAAAATTCATCAACTTAAAGTGGATAAAGACCAAATCGGAGATGCTCAATATTTACTTCAATTATCAGATTTAAGAAGACAACAACAAATAGCATTAATTAAGGAAAAACAAAAAGAACTAGACATTGCTACTGATTTGGCGATGAAATATAAAGAATCGGATGAAAATGAAAGAACTAGACTGCGTAGATTAATGGAATTAAGAAGATTATCTCCAGAAGCTTTGGCGGTGGCTTATGAGAGAGATATGTTTGACCAAAGAATAATAGACGAATATTTTCAACATTTTTCAGAAGAAGGTCAAAGAGCAGTTGGAAAAGTTATAAGAGATATGTTCGATTTACCTGCTTTGGCTATTCCAGGAGTTGCAAATACTCCTAAAGAACAAATAGAAGAATTACTTAATCCTACTAAAGTAAATCCATTTTGGGATACTTGGGAAGGTAGAGCTAGACTAGCTTTAGATAATTTTAGAAAAGAATGGGAAAATATATTTGGTACAGCAGGAGCTAGAATGGGAACTAGAGATATAAATGCTCCTTTCGTAAAAAATACTCAAAATTTCGACCTTAAAACTCAAATAGAAAATATAGAAATTAATTTGCCAGAAAATGCTTTAGATGAAGTAGCCACTAAAGCTGGAGAAACTTTAAAAGAAGCTTTATTAAGTAATGAAGATTTTCAACGTAAATTCATAGAACGTATTAGGAATTTGATATAAGGAGAAATGTATGAGTTATAAATGTAAGAAATGTTTTAATAAAATATGTAAGGTAACTTTTATATATGGCAGTGGATTGTGTGGTCATTGTTCTCATATTAATAAAATTCGTCCAAAACATAGTAAAAGAATGTTAGGTAAAAATAACCCTAATTTTAAACACGGAAAAAGAAGTAAAGCTTTTATTTATAGATGTATTGATTGTAATATAAAGATAAATTCTAGAACAAAAAGATGTAAAATTTGTAGATATAAATATCACGCAAAAATAATGAGAGGTAAGAAAAATTATTTTTATGGAAGAATTCCTAAACCTAAGTTTGGAAAATATAAAAATATAACAATGAGGTCATCTTGGGAAATAAAATTTGCTAAATATTTGGATAAAAATAATATTAAATGGTTATATGAATCAAGAAGATTTGATTTAAAAAATACTACTTACACCCCTGATTTTTATTTACCAGTAGAAGATAAATATATTGAAATTAAAGGTTATTTTAGTCCATTATTTAAAAATAAATTAAAAAAATTTAAAAAGTTATTTTCTAATATTAACATTTTAGTTTTAACTAAAAAAGAATTAAAGACTATGGAGGTTATTTAATATGTCTTATCAAAATTATACTGTTAAAATAACATTCGATGACGGAGTTTATATTTACGACCTTCCTTATGTTTTTCATGTATCAGACCCTCAACCTGGTATGAAAGCTGTTATTATTGAGGGTAATAGAGGAGATGGCAGTATTTCAGTGCCAGGAGGAAAAAAGAGTCAAACTATTCGTATACGAGGAAAATTATTTGATACTGATGGATATAAAGACTTAACTACAAAAATAAACGAAATGCGAACTAAAGTTACTACAGATGTAGCTACTTTAACAATGAAACATAAAGAAGGAGTTTCTTACGTAAATGATTGGCAATATACAGTACGAAGAATAGGAGAAATCCGTTTTCCGAAGTCTTTACGAGTTGGAACTCAAGAATTTGAAGTAGAATTTTTAGTATTGAGTTATTAATTATGAAAAAATATTATTGTAAAATATGTGGTAAAAAAGTAACATATAATTCTGTTAAATATGGTAATGGGTTATGTAAAAGTTGTTCATGTAAAGAACGTTATAAAGACCCTAAAAATAATCCTAATTATAAATATGGAAAATATTCTGGAAAAAGATATTGTATAGAAAAAGAATGTAATAACCAAGTTTATTGTAAAGGAACTAGATGCAAGAAATGCTCAAGTAAAAAACATAGTGAAAAAATGAGAGGAAAGAATAATCCTAATTTCGGAAATCCTTTAAATATGAAAGGTAAGAATCATCCAAGATTTAAAGACGGAAAATATCTAAAAAAGAAAATATGTATAAATTGTGGTAAAAAAATTCATCCAGATGCCGAAAGATGCTCTTCTTGTAAACAATTAGGAAAATTAAATCATAATTTTATAGATGGGCGTAGTTATTTTCCATATCCTCTTGAATTTAATAATAAATTGAAATTTAAAATTCGTAAACGAGATAATTTCGAATGTCAAAAGTGCGGAATCATAGAAGAAGAGCATTTAAAATTAAAAAATAAAGCTTTAGACGTTCATCATATAAATTATGATAAACAAAATTGCAAAGAAGATAATTTAATTACTCTATGTAATAATTGTAATAATAAGGTAAATAGAAATAAGAAATATTGGAAAAATTATTTTCAAAAAAGAATAAAGGAGTTAATATATGGCAACCAATATGAATGTATTAATTAATTATGTAGATTCTACAGTGTCTTATCAGACCACACCTGCTAATTATATTCAGATGCAATTATCTCAAGATTATTTAATATGGACTGATGGAGATGATACAGTTAAAGATTTAGCCGAACACGAACCCACTGAAGAAGAACTAAATGAAGCTTCTACCATTATAGACGAAGATGCAGATAAAACAGTAGATAAATGCCTTCTTATGGACTATAGTCATGATGTAGGAGGTTCTTATTATACTCATTTAGTTAAAGGTATGGGAGAAAATAAACGTTATGTATTCGCTTTTTCGTTTGATGGAGCAACTGCTTCAGAACCTCAATTAGAGGCTTGGGATGATTCGAATCATAATAGTTATGATAAACATGTATTAGGTAATGGTACTCCTGCCGATTCTTTTGTTAAAGTGGTATGTACCACTGATTCTTTACCAGGAGCTAGTTGGGCTGGTCAAGCTATTGCAGGAGATGGAGCTTCTAGAGTATTACAACTTAATAATGGAAATGGAGCTTTAGGAGATGTTCCTAGCGGACAATCTACTCAAGAATTATATGCTAATATTAAGTTAGTTATACCTCAAGATTATTCGACACCTAGCGTAGAAGAATTTGTATTAGTAGTGAGATATACTTATAATTAATTGGGAATATTATGAAAAAAAGAAAAAAACATAAAAACTTTTTCCGAAATAAATATTGTTCTATCTGTAAAAAACCAGCTACTAAATTTAGACTTATGAATAGTGGTCGAAGATATATGTTATGTGATAGTTCTAAATGTGATTATTTTACTAGATTAAAAGAAGGTCATTTTGATAAGACAGTATTTGATTCTATTAATAAATAAGGAAAAGTATGAATATTAGAACTACGAAACCTTTATTTAAAGTGTTTTTTAATGATAATACTATTTTTGATGGAGGATTTAATTTTAGAGAAACAAAATGGCTAGAAATTCCATTTAAAAATATTAGTAAAATTCATTTTTTATTGCCAAACGGACGTTATCTTAAATTAGAAGGTTATAATAAATATTTTTATATGGTAGAAGCTACTAGAAATATTATGGGTAGGAGTCAAGATATATTACGATATTATTATATAATGGGATGTTATGGAGATAAAATAAGAATATATAAGATTTCTTTATTTAATAATGAAAATATTAAAGTCGGAGATATGACTCAAACAATATTAAAAGAAAATCATAACTTTATTAAAGGCTTGAATCCTAACGGTTGGAAAAAAGGAGTATAATATGAGAAAAAAAATTATGTTATCTGGAATTGCTACAATAATTCAAAGAGATAAAAAGACTGGAAAAATTATAGATAAAGAAATTATCAAGAATTTAGTAGTAAATAGCGGATTAGAAAGAGTAGCAAAAATGATAGGAGATACAGAAAGCGGATTATCTGCTTTTTCTACTATAGCATTAGGAACTGATAATACTGCTGTTACCGCTAATGATACATCATTAGGTACTGAAGTTAAAAGGGAATCGGTAACAGTAACATATGAAGCAAGTTATAAAGTTAAGTTTTATAAAATATTTACCGCAGGTTCTGGAGAGAGTTATTCTATAGTAGAAGCTGGAGTATTTGATAGTTTAATAGAATCTGGTTCTACTATGTTAGATAGATTTACTTTTTCAGCGAAAACTTTAGATTCCTCTAATGATTTAGAAATATCTATAACTATAACAGTATCCGCATCGTAAGGAGAGATTGAAGTATGGCATACGAAGACCTTACTACATTTACAGAACAAGACCCAAACGGTTATTGGTCTCAAACTTCTACTAGAAATACCTTTACAAATCTACCAAATGGAGATACCTCTTATATTTATAAAGACTATGGAGTTGGTCATTTTTCTGGAGATTTTGAACATTGGTTTGAATTTCAACGTGGCTCTAATGCAGGGCACGTAGTTGGAGTATGGGGTTTAACAGATTCTCCTGGAACTTTTATAAGTATGACTGGATATTATTTTCTTTTATATGCCGATGGAGCTATGTTAGGAGATAAAGTATCTGGTTTTGCTGATAATGATTTTTCGGCTTTTTTAAGTGCAGGAACTACGTATTATGTAAAAATTTGGAGAACTTCAAATAAATTAGAATGTAAAATATACCCTACTGCTAGCGATAGAGATAATGATACTAATGAAGTAAAACATTTTACAGTTAATAATGTAGATACTAGTAATTATAGATATTTACAAGTAGGATTTTCTTATGGAGTAGGGGGGTCTACTGCACGTAGCGGATGGTCTGAAAATTTTAATTTAAACCCAGGTGCTCCTGAAATTTTAGAATTAGAAGATTCTATAGTATTAACAGACGATTTTCAATCTGAACAAAGTATTTCTCAAGGAGAAGGTGCAGGTATAGGTGATATTATAAGTATTTCATATTTTAAACAAGAAGATATTTCGAATGATTTTCGTAGTAGAATAGAAGTAACCGAAAATATTAATAATAAATTTAATTCAGTAATTCAAGTATTATCAGATATAGGAAATAATTTTAAATCATCTATTCAAAAAATATATCATATTGTTAATGATTTTAGAAGTAAAGCTAGGTCTTTAACAGATATTAGTAATGATTTTCGAATGAGAACCCTTGCTCAAACTATTCCCACTCCAGAAGCAGGAGACCCAGGAATACAATCTCTTGGAAAAGAACATATAAAAGTTTATTTTAATGGAGGAGAAGTTACGGATGTAGATATAGATAGTATTACTATAACTAAATCTTTAAATAGTGCACATACCGCTTCTTTTCGATTAGGAAGAGCTTATGATAGCTCTAAACCTTCCTTAGAAACTTCCGTAGAAATTAAATATTATGTTTGGACATTATATAAAGGTTATATTACTAGAATTACTCCTACGGACAGTCCTGATACTATTAATATAAATTGTCAAGATGAATATTGGTATCAAAATAGAACTAATAAATATTTCTTCGTAGGGCACGAACCTCAAGATGAAAATGAATTATATTATAGTACAATAGCAAATGCTTTAGCATTTAGTATTGGGTGGAATCCTGGAATAGGTTATTTTATTCCTCAAACAATGAATTTATTTGGAGTAGGAAAATCAGAGGCTACTACCAATTTAATTACGAATAGTGGTAATTATGGGTGGTTTTATGATGTAAATGGAAATCATAAACTTTGGACAGCAAATAAAGGAGATGTTATATCTTTAGAACGTCAAGAAATAGGAAAAAATTTAAGACTACATCAAGTTATTAACCATTCTTTTGATGAAAGTGCAGAGAATATAATTAATAGATTACGAGTCCAGATGGGAGAAAAAGTTATTAGACGTAGAGTAAATAATACTGGAGGAACTCAAGCTCAAGTTAGTTATAAAATACAAATGTCAGAAGTATATGGAATCCCTGCTTGGGATGACCAATATGAAGTTCTAGCTAAAGATTCGTCTACAGGATATGGAGTATTTTGGCATCCGTCTAATCAGAAAGATAATTTTAAAGATGTATTTACTAAATGGTATTTACCAGAATTAGACTCCAACGCTTCAGAATGGAGTGATGAAGAAGACCCTGTAATAGAAATAAAAAGTACAAGTTATTCTGAAGGTTGGGAATTATCAGTCACAGTAAATGAAAATAATATTTTAGAAGAAGGTTTTAGTATAGATTATGAAAACGGTACTGTTACTTTTGACGAACCAGTTTATTATAAAAAATTAAATATTCATGGAGAAATTATTGCTATTAAAGCTCCTATAATTAGGGTGATATTACCTACTAAATATTATTATAGTTATACTGGAAATGAAAGCGAAGACCCCGAATCTGTAGTTTCTAACGATTTAATGTTTTTTACGTCTAAATTGGGGGATTATCCCACTACTATATGGGGAATATTAGAATTAACTAATTTAGGAATACAATTAGGTTATTCTTATACTAATGCAGAAGGGGAAAGAATTACTATTCCTTCTTGGAATGATAGTTTATTTGCTTTAGATTATGCTAATTGGCAATTGAGCAAAACTGCCGATAAAAAAATATCTGGAAATATTAAGGTAACTTTAGATACCGTTACTTTTTATAATATAGATTTAGCTAAACGAGTAATGATAAATAACGTAATAGAGAATCCTTTAAATATTATATCTATGACTTATAATATAGGAAGTTGGTTAGTCAGTATAGATTTAGAAAATCATAGATATTATAAACGAGTTACTTCTTTACCTTCGAGAGGTCAATAATGGGAAAATTAAATGATAAAATAAAAGAATTAGAAAAACAGATAAAATTTCTAGAATCGAAAATTAATGATATAAGTAAAAACGTAGAATCTAAAGTTATAAAACCTTATTCTAAATTGGGTTATTTAAGAGATTTCAATGAATTAAAACCTGTAGATGTAGGAACTGGTTATCGTTTAATAGTTCCCTGGAATGATTCTGAATTATTAACTCCTCCATATGGAGCACAACCAAGTCTTCCTACTAAAGGATTTAATAAACATAGTCATTCTAGATATGCTGGAGGAGCTTTTGATATTAATACTTTAGAATTTGTAGAATATCAAACTGATGAAAATGGAAATATAATAGATGCCGAAGAAAATATATTAAATCGTCATTGTCAACAATTTTGGAATAATCCTCCTTCTATAGTAATTTCTCAAAATGAAGCAGAAGAAAATGTATCTAGAATAGGTAAATTAGATGGATTTGTATTTGACCCTGATAATCAAGTTTGGAGATTAACTGCTGTATATGCTGAAGAAGAAGAACAAGATGAGGAAGAAGAATAATGGCTATTACCGAATCTGAATTAAAACGATGTCCTATTTGTTTTAGTATTTTAATAGAACCTTATTCTAATTTAGAACGAGTAGCTACCTACCTTAAAGAACAAAACGCTCTCCCTCAATCAGTAGAAATTTCAAAAGAAAATACTAATTTAAAAGATTTAGCAATAGAATCTCTTCATAGATTAGATAAAGAAGCCTGGAAAGACGACCCTATTTTAACAGTAAGAGGATATGCAGGAGAAAATTATAAAGGTTTTGATTATTGTAAAAAAGAAAATATAGAAAGTATTCAAAAAAGAAGGAAACAACAAGAAATAAATATAGGTCTTGCAGAAAATAATAGAACAGAATTTACTGAATTTGACGAAACTAAAAAAATCCAAATTACAAAAACACATATAGAAGAACTTAGAAATTCAACAGAAAAAATTTTAAAAGAAGTAGGGTATACTAAAAATATTGATGGAATCGAGTATGCCGATTTAAACTATTATTTTAGTTACGATGAAAATGGCGATTTTAAAGCAACAAAAAAATATGATATAATTCAATCTCCTAAAATAGATTGGACTGATGTTGATAGAGATATTGAAGGTTTTGAGCATGTTCCTAAAATTCCAGAAGGTATAATTGATATTAAAAATATCCATATTGAAGATTTAAGACATACTATCTCATTGGGATGGTTTGAAGATTTTACAGGTATTGAGCCTATAGAATTAGAAGATAATAAACATATTTTAAATATGACAGATGAAACTGAGATTGTAGATGAAGAAGGCAATAAACATGGTATAGAAGATTTTGATAGGGGAACGTGGGTATTGGGAGAAACTTATGTAAATAGAGACCATGTAATTTATTTAACTACTAAATACTATTGTAAACAATATCATATTGCAGATACTACCAACCAGCCAGAATCTAGTTATGTATATCCTATAGGCCATCCTAAAGAAGGTCAAAAAAAATGGAAAGAATATTGGGTTATTGAAGGACAAGCATATGAATATGTAACTTATTATTGGTCTTATCAAAATGAGGCTGATGAACTTGAAATAATAGATATACAAACAAATAAAAATCCTAATTATTTTGAAATGGTTACTACCGATTTTAATTTAATTCAAACAAGTTATTGGGATTATGTAGTTGGAGGAGAAGGAGATAAAGTATACCTTTCTGGTTTACCTGCTACTCCTGATTATGGAGCAAATGCTTTTAATTTCAGAGACGTAAAAATACATTCAAAAAAACCTCCTAAAATAGAAGTGAATACTCAATCTTATATAAATAAACCAAGTAATACTACTAAATTAAGAAACAGAAGAAAATCTATAGTTACTTTGAACTATAACCATCGTTTAAACTTACGTATTTCGAGCGATAAAGATGCTTATGTAGACTATTTTTCTACAGGAAGCAATACTGCACCTATTAACGAGTATATAGGAATACCCTGGTCATATCTTAATGATATTGAAGGTTGGAAACCTACTTTTGGAGCATATAGAATTCGAATGAAAGTAATAATACACGGAATTAACAATTTAACTGGAGAAGATTATAGCGTTAATTTATATTATCTTTTAGATAGTATTGATAAAAGTGAATGGGAATATTCCGATTGGTTAAGTACAGGATTTATATATGCAGATTTAAGTGAATTATATTGGGGAGAAAAAAATTTCAATTCTCCTTATTACTATATACAATTAACACCAGGACGAAGACAATTAGATTTATATAACCATATTCAAATAGTTGTAACTCATGATAAAGGAGAAAACGTATTTAATAATTCTACATATTATTTTACAGGTAATATTCAAGTTACTATTGAAAGTTGGACAGATGCTACTGCGATTTACACTGATACTGTTAAAGAAGCCAATTCATCAGTAACTTTAACATTTAAAGAATTTGGATTTCCCTATAGAGAATCTTCTGAATAATAATTTTACGTTTATTAAGGTAGGTTATTAATCTTTTTCTAATATATAATAATTTAATTCATCGCTAACATCTTTACTTTTTAATTCTGAAATATCTCTCGGAGTTATAGAATATATTTCCTTTCCTTTATCCCAATAATTAATACTTTCAAGTCCTCTTCCAATTAAATTACTACAAGTTAATTCGCATACAAACGAACCACAATTAGAAATAAATATTTTAAATATAAGTTTTAAATAATCTATATATCTTCTTTTTCTTTTAAATTGCGATATATAGTTAAGAGCTTCTTTTAATTCGGTTTCAGAAATATTTTTTAATCTAATTAATTTGACATTATATAACCAATTTAAATATTTAGTACGAGACACTCTTCCTATTTCAGTACCTCTAGCCTCTATAAAATTATCTTTATCTATAGCCCAAGCTACATGATTCCAATATGAACTAGTATATTTACGAATCAACCACGCTATAGGGTCAAATTTAGAATGTACTAAAAGTATATCTCCAGTTTTCATAATTTAATCCCAAAATGAGAAAAAGTTGTCTTTAAATAAATCAAATCCTTTTTCAAATTTTTTTGTTTCTTCTTTTGTTAAAACTCTCATGGGGGGTATATTTGAAAATTGAATATTAATATCGTTACACGTTTCTTGTATTTCTTTATATTTTTCCTCTGTCCAATCTTTAATCGGAATATATAGTACATTTCCTTCTGTAATATTTATAGCAATTTTAAATGTCCAAATAATATGGTCTAAAATAGAATTCCATTCTTCAAAAGAATAATAACCAGGATGTCCACTTTGAGATTTTTTTAAATATTTTAATCCTTCTACAATATTTTTTGCTAAATAATAATCAAAACTATTTCCACAAACAGTAGGGAGCCCGTTCCTTCTCACATACAGCACTCTATTTGGAACTGATACACAATAAATATAATCATCATAGTCTATTAATTCTTTTTTCATGGTATTAAACCATCTAAATTTGGCAATACGTTCGGATATTTCAAAATATCCGTCGTGTTCATTTGTATAAAAATGAATTGAGGCTTCAACTCCTAATTTAAAATAAATCTCTTGTAAATCGTTCGCTAATTTTTTTGATATTGTCTTGCTTTTCCAAACATTCTGTTGTTTATATCCGTCTCCTTTTAAATACCATGTTAATAAAATTTTTAACTGTCTCTTAGATAAATTTAAAAATATTCTAGGAATGAACTTATCATTAGCTTTACCTATAGAATTTAAATAAGTACCTAATACTTTATTATATATATTAAACCCAGTATCATTTTTGCTGAATCTAAAAGGTAATCTGTTTAACAAATTTTCGATTTCCTGTCTATAGCATGAATTTGTCTGAGAAATATTTACGCAATTACCATTTGTCCAACCTTCGGCAATATAAATTCCTAAAAATGCTAACCAATCATCCATTTTAATTTGAATTTCAGGTAAATAACCATTTAATATTCTTCTGTTATACTTAACACTTTTAACTACGCTTATTGAACATTTAAGTTTTTTAGAAACCTCTACATTATTTAATCCAGAATTAAATAAATCTAATATCTCATTAGAAGTAAATTTAACTTTTTCATCTCTAACCGAAGGCAAAATAAAATATTCTTCTTCATGACCTATCCAGTTATATCCCGTACATTTAATTTTTTTGCTTGAATATGGTTTTACTTCATCAGCTCTAATAAATTCATTATTCCCTAAATATAAATTATGATTTGGTGTTACTACCAAATCAAATGTCTTATTTTTAAACGAAATCATATTACCTTTATATTTATTTCGTATAAAATTAGTAATTACTTGATATTCGATAGTATCAGTAAATGGATTTATAGTTAATACCTTTTCTGTTTTGCTTAAATCTTTAAAATATTTCCACCCCTCCTCCGTCAATATTTCTGTATCTGCTGAATAGCACCAAGTATCGCTATTAGCCCACCCTCTTTTTCCTCGTTGAAAAAATGTTTTTATTTTTAATGGAATATCTTCGAAAAATCTTATTATTCTATAATAAAAATTGGTTATAAAATATCTAATAGGATATTTATTACGTTCTTTTTTAATTTCCCCATTCATATCTTTAAACATTTCTTTTACATTTTTACTCATTATCTTCCTCCTCTTTATCTTTTTCCCTATAACATTTACTACAATAGCCATTTTTCGTTTTAGTCATACAATAACAGTGGGGACATAGAGTTATTTCTTTATATTTACCCATGTAATTTTTTCCCTATAAGCCAATATAATATATCTTTAATCCAATCTATTAATGCCTGTATAATTTTAACTAAATATATAATAAATCTTCTAATACTTATCATTATAATCCCTACAATTATTAATAATATAGCTATAGGAAGCTTTATAATAAATTTAATAAAGGAATATCTCCACTTTCTCATAAAGTCCTCTCATATTCAATCCTAGCAAGCTAGAATAAGCTTTAAAGGGATATTTTAATCGTTTTTAACCCATTTTAACTTATTTTTGATTTCTTTACGTAATTCATCTTGACTATAACATTTATTATCTAATTTTTTAAAAAATTCATCATAGCTTATTTTAGGAAAAATACTTTCTGGTATTTTACTTACTAATGATACATTATATATTTTTATATCTTTTATATCTTTATAACAACTATAATCTTTCTCGGCTCTTCCTCTTTGATTATAATAAGATATTTTAGCAATACCTCTATGTTTTATTTTATTTTCTTCTTGGTAATAATGAGTTAAGGCTCGATTCTTTTTATCTTTAACTGTCCAATTTTTTAAGTCATTTCGATTTGTAGCCATTTTTTCATAATTACTATTACGATATTCTCCATAATCGTGCCCTAAAATAAATATTTCATCTCCAGGTTGACTTAAATAAATAGCTAAACTTAAAGAAAAAAGTCCAACTAAACTACTTTTATAAATCCCATGTTGAATATCTCTATAATATTTAGCAACTGACGGAAGTAAAATAGTATTATTTAATTTTTGTTTTAAAGGTTTTTTATTACCTATTATCAAATCTAATTCTGTTAAATCTTTTATATTTTTATTATAAAAATCGTTATCCACAAAACATTGAATAGTAGAATTTTTAAAATGATTATAACTATAATTAGTACCTATAACAAATTTATCTTTTATTTTAGTCCATAATCCTTTATCTATACCTTCTTTAATAGAATATCCTCCACCTAAAAGTATAATTTGTCTTTTCATAATTATCCTATAAATATAAGAAGCATAGTTCCTAAAGTTAAAGTAAAATAAGTGACAAATTCTGATTTTGTAAGCCATTTACCTAAAAATTTAAAAGAACCAATATCTTTCCAACTATAATAACAATAAATAAAAATAATTGAAAAACTAGAAAGAGCATATAAATACCAATTTCCTTTTAAAATAGGAATTATTAATAATACTAAAGAAGCTAAATATCCTATAGTACCTCTAGTCAATATATTAGTTAAAATATAATTTCCTTTAGTTAGTTTATAATAAAATCTACCCAATGGAGACCCTGAGTCGGTAACGTCTGGAATTCCATAACCTAAACATAATACTCCGATTAAAGCCATCAAAATTAAAACTAACCAATGTTTAATTACAATTAAAGCGATTATAGTAATTAATATAGGAATACCCAATCGTCTCCAATTTTTATTAGTACCTGAAGCTCCTCCATACGCTCCTAATAATCCTCCTACTATCCCTAATATAAATGATATAAATTTTTTCATTTCCAATTACTCCTATTTTTTAGTTTTCGACTAGCCTGTGTATGAAATATTACTACCTCTTCTTCTTTTATAACATGAGTCGGTATTTCTCCTTTATAATTAGGAAACGTAATATATGAAAAAGGTAAAGAATAGGTAATTATGTCATGATGATGTTCTAATACTTTTTGTATAGATTTCTGTTCCCATTGATGAGGATTAGATTTTACTTCTTTAATACAGTCTTCTACGAATTTTACAGTCTTTTCATTATAATTTATATACATAGTACCTGATAAAAGGTCTCTCCGTTTATGTTCTCTATTTTTATGCCATACCCATCCCCAAGATAAATAATGAACCGCTATATCGAATACCAAAGGAATATTATCAAATAATTCTGGATATTGCCATATTTCGGCATCTGCGTCCAAAAAAATGATAGGTCGCTTATGTTTTTTTAACATTTTTAATATAAATTCCATTTTATATCCTGTATTTTGTAGCCAAGTACCTTTATCTTCGGGGTATTCTATATTATATTCTAATCCAAAATGTTTTAATGTAGGAAGTAAATGGGTTTTCATTTCGTCTACGTAGGGAGTATCTTTAGTTGCATAGGAAATATAAATAGGATTACCCATCAACTATATCCTTTCCTGTTTTTTTCCGATATAAGTCTTGCATTTCTTTATAACTCATTTTAGCCATATCTATTTCTGGCATTTGTTGTAATACCTTTTTCCACTGCCCTATTTTATCAAGATGAAAATTAATTAGATAGACCCTTTCTGGAATTAATATTTCATCATAATGTCTTCTCATACGTTCTATCCAATCCCAATCTTCTCCTCCTAACTTTTTATCAGGGTCAAAAGTTATATCTTTTCTAACTGGAAACATTAGAGTAGCAAATCCTTTAGGACGTGGTTTAGGTCTAGTCTGGATTTGAGGTTCTTTTTCCCATTCTCCAGGATGATAAGCTAAATTATCCCATGTACCAAAGATAAGACGTTCTTTCTTTCTCATTTCATTATATTGTAATTCTATACGTTTAATATTTGAGAAATCATCAGAATCATGCCATACCGCATATTTCGTCTTACAAGCTTTTAATAATTGATTTCTAGCTTCAGCTACTCCTTTATTTATTTTTCCTTCTATAATTCTAATTCTATCATCATGTTCAGCTAATTCTCGACATATTTGTAAGGTATTATCTGTACTACCGTCATCATAAATAACAATATCTAAATTACGATAAGTCTGATTAGTAATACTTTCTAAAGATTGTACTATCCATTTTTCTCTATTAAAAGCAGGAATTAATACACTTATAGTTTCTTCTTTTTCTTCTAATTTTAATATTTTTTCAGGATTATATTGACCATCCATATATCCTGTATATTTATTCTCATATCGTATATTACACATACTTAAAGGTCTACTAGAATTATTACCAGTTTTTTCCATTTTACAATGAGTGTAAAATATAAATTTCAGATAATATATAAATCTCATAACTTTTTTCATATCTGGAATTCTAGGATTTTTGATATATCTTACAATATCTTCTTTGCAATTAGCTTTCTTTGTAATACAGGGAAAATCATAAAAAGCATTTCCTAATACAATTACGTTTTTACTCCACATTAATGCTTGTAATCCTATACTAGAATTTATTGTTAAAATAGTATCCGAATATGTTATACAATCTTTATAGTGAAAATTATCTACTATTTTTATATTTTTAGATTCTGTCATTTGAAATTCTCTTTCTACTGGATGGTTTTTTACAAGAAAAGTTATATCTTTATTTTCATTAGCTATTTGCTCTAATAAAGGTTTTAAATTAGTTAATTTCCCTATCCATCCGCTATAAAGCTGAATAACAGTATCTTTACATACTTGCATTGGTACAAATACTATTTTTTTCTTTCTATCTATATTTAACTTATTATCAAATTCTTCTTGAGATATTCTTCCATTTACTTGAGGTTCTAATGTGGATTCGTCAGAAATAAAAGTTTTAATATAATTTTTAACTAATTCGGTTTCAGTATTAGATAATTCTTTATTCCATAATTTTTCATCATAAGATTTACTATCCGATAAAAACCCCCATCTATCTAAGAATATAGAGGATGGTAAAGCTCCTCTTTCTAATATATACGTAGGTTTAGTATGTCGTTTTCTATAATTATAAATGTCATATTTCCAATGTAACTTAGGAGCAACTAAATATCCATATGGATTCCATAATATTACAGGATAACTAGTATTTTTAATTTCAGATAAATTTTTTGTAAATTTAATAGGAATATGTTTAGATAATTTTTTTAAATAAGTATGGTCGGGTTCTGGACTGTAAAAAGTTTGTATATAAGTTTTTTTATTATATAGCTTTAAATATAAATTATCTAATTTATGAACCTGCTTTTTCCAATCGAATTTTTCTTCCATCAATCTTCTACCTCTTTTTCCCAATTTTTGAATATAAGTGGGATTATGTTTTTTAAGAAAATCTAATTTTTGATTTATTAAATTTACGATTTGTTCATCAGTTCCTTGAGATATAATATAAAAATTATTTAAGACTTCTGAAACTATACCTACATCAGTAGATATTACTATTTTACCACAACTTAAAGCTTCTAAAAGTGGATAAGGAGTTCCTTCGGATTCACTCAAAATAATTAATATATCTATATTATTATAATATTCTGGCATGTCTTTTTGAAGAATTCGTTTTTCTTGACTTTGTTTAAAATCGTTTTTAAGTTTTACAGGATATTTTAATTTATCTATTAAATGAGACCTTTTAAACGGATTTTTTAAATCTCCTACCCAACCTATAGTAAAATTATTATATTTATATTCTGGTTTAAAAAAAGTAGTATCTACAAAATGTCTTTGATATATTACTTTTGATTTAGAATATTTTTTGAGTAATTCTTTATATAATTTAAACGAACTTGCCATTATCATATCAGCTTCTCGGACATCATACATTAATTCTTTATGGCTATTACATTGCACTACTAATTTTATATTTTTTTGTTTTAAAGCTTCTAAACGTTCATTATTCATTAATAAATTAAAATGTAAACAGCTAGGTAATACCGCTATATCTGTATTATAAGGCATTTTGTCAAAATCGTCTTCTAACATAATGATGACATTATGAGAACTAAATTTTTTGTAATTAATAGCTTCAAATTCAAATGCCCATCCTGGACGATTATAAAAATATACTATATTAAGTTTTCTGTCCATATTAATATCCCTATTTCGATTGTTTATCCTTTTCCTTGATTAAATTGTGCCATAGAGCAAAATACATAGTTTGGATAAAGACACATAATATATGCCGATTGAATATTTATTAAAATAGTTCCACCTATAAATTGTTTACTCATTGTGTCCTCCAATCAAATGTTAGTCCTAATAATTTAAATAATTTTTCGTTATAAGGTTTAAAATATTTTTTTAATTTTTCTCTTGTTTGTTCTCTTAATTTTCTATTTTTCGTTAAAGTATTTTGTTTAATGTTTTTTCTATCTAGTATAATAGAGGATATATTTAAAAAATTACAAATTTTTTTTATCGTTCTTGTAGGATATTTAAAATATTCTTCCGAATTGACAACTAAAAATTGACTTTTAGGAAAATATTTAAACCATTCTTTTAATTGATTATAATAAATACTGTCTTGAAAAACGGTACTATCTAAATTAGTTTTCATAATCATATCTTCTATAGATTTATATACACATTTATATTGTTTAATCTTTTTCTTAAACATTTGATGAAAATAAAAATGAGAAAAACTTCTATCTATCGGATTTCTTAACATTACTATAAATCTCATGTAAGGAAAATATTTTTTAATTCTCGGAGCTACTAATTTAGCTTTTCTTAAATATGAAGCTGTAGCTTCTCCTATTGCTTTATATTTTTTATCTCCTTTAAAATAAGAATAATAAAAATCGAGTCCTTTATTATATCTATTTGTAGTTATATCAAAAAAATGAGGTTCTTTTGTACTTGAAAATAAAATTTCTGGATGCCTATCCAATATTTTATACAATGTAGTAGTACCACATCTCATTCCTCCGATAATCATAAAATTAGGTTTTATTCTTTTTCCCATCCGAAATTCCTATGTAGATATTTATAAAGTTGTTTATTAAATGGAGCAAAATATTTTTTTAATTTATTTTTAGTTTCTGATTTTAATTTTATATTTAAAATAGATTTATTATAATTTCTTACTTTTTTAATCTTTCTTAACGGAGGTATTTCTAAAAAACTACAAACCATATTGCATATACCTAAAGGATTTTTAAAATAATCTTCGCTTTTAATAATTAAAACTTGTTTTTCATTATAATATTTAAATAATTCTTTAAGCTGAGGTAAATATTTACTACGTTCTAATATACCTAATCCCATCCAATGTAACCTTTCATCATAAGGAGGTTTAGCATATTTTTCAAGGAATTCTTCAAAGTTTTCTGTTAATCCTATACAATGTTTAAATCTTCTACTATTTTTTATATAATGTTTAAATTGAGAAAAAGACCTTTCTACTGGATTTCTTAACATTACTATAATTTTAGCTCCAGGTAATATTCTTTTCATTCTTTCTAAAGCATAAGGACGTATCATGTAACTAGGACTACTTTCGCCTATAATTTGTCCTTCTTTAACGTGTTCAAAATGTTTAGCATACCAATTTAAATTTTTCTTCCAATGATTATCAAAAAAAGTTAATTCCTTTATTTTAGGAGTAGCAATATTTGGATGTTCTTCACATAAAGTCCAAAATAATCCTGTAGTCCCTGCTTTCATTGCTCCTATTATTATAAAATCTGGTAATATTAATTTCATTATTCGAAATTCCATCCAAAATATATTATATCATTTCTACATTGAGTTTCTATTAAATTTATATCTTTTATATCAGAATAAAAATTTCTCCAATCATAATCTCCATAATAATGAGCAGTTTTATTTAATTTAAACTCCAGACCTACTTCTTTACATAATTCTCTAAGCCCTTTTTCTAACTCTTCATATCTAATAATTTTATCTACTATAATTTTTCCATCTTTTGTTATATAATCTAATTGATTAGGAAATGGATGATGATTAGGTTCTTTATTATTAACTTTCCATATAAACCATTCTTTAAAAGTTTTATTATTAGCTTTCCATCTAACTCCTTTACATTCAAATCTATAACATGAAGCACATAATTGCCAAGAATTTCTAACTACAGTAAATTTATAATATTCTTTATATTTTTCAATAGTTTTCCAATTATTAACTACAGAATCATGAGTATATTTTGTTTCAAAAGCGTTGGGGTCTTGAACTTGAATCATTTCTTCTATACTATATCCTGCGGTCTTAGGGATATGTATAAATAACAGTTTAAATTTCGGAGATATGAACATTAAATTAAATCCTTTTCTTTTAAATAATTTATGACTTTTTGAGTGCTTTGTTTTATAGTTTCTTTTTCTGTATCTAAAATTATTTCAGGATTTAAAGGTTTTTCATATTTTTGAGAAATTCCTGTAAAATCTTTAATTTCTCCTTTTC